TAATTTATGAAGATGAATTGTCAAGAGCCTTAAATGAGGACGGACAGAGAACTTCAGTTTATATAACACCACAAACATACTTTCCACAAGGAGCTTAAATATGGAAAAGAAAAAAGAATTACCCGTATATTTTAGAGAATTAAGAGAGTTTAATCCTAACATGGCTAATGTAGCTAGATCAGTTTACATGACTTTACCTAAACAAAAACAAGCTAAAATGATGTCGGATTACAATACAAGAGTTTCAAACTATAGAAAAATGGATGCAAGTGGTAAAAAAAATTATCAATCTTATTTGACAACTGAGTACCAAAAGTATGGCGCTAAAAAACCAGAAGACCAACAGAAATTTGTTAGTGATTACACTACAAAATTAAATGATGGTGGTTTTGCAAGAGGTCAAGGACTTGCTATAAGAGGATTTGGTTTTAAAGGAGTTAAGTAAATGCCTTACGCGCGTGGTAAATATGCAAAAGCTATTTCAGACAGATCAGGAATGGAGTTTCCATACAATGAAATGGTTAAAGAATGGAATGGTTCGTTTGTTCATAAATCAGAGTTTGAGTCTAAACATCCACAGATTAGAAGAAAACATATAAAAGCAGATGCAATTGCGTTGGCAAATGCAAGACCTAGAACTAAAGACAATACTAAAAATTTTTTATTATACACAAATGTTGATAAAGGTATATTAGGAACAGAGTTAACAAGTTTTTCTGCTACTACTGAAATTGGAAATGTCACGGTGTCTATATCATGACAATAACGCATTCAACTTTTTTGACACAAGTAAGAAATTTTGCAGAAGTTGACTCAAATGTTTTGACAGACGCTACCATTGATCAATTTATTAGAAATGTTGAGTTAGATATTGCCGGAAAAGTTGATTACGATGATTTGCGAAAATATGCTACATCTACAACTGTAAGTGCACAAAGATACATTAGTTTACCTGCAGATTTAATTTATCTACGTTCTGTTCAAATAACTAACAGCGGTGAAAGAAGTTTTTTAGAAAAAAGAGATACAAGTTTTATATCAGAGTTTAATGCATCTGACGCATCGGGTATTCCTAAGTATTATGCTAATTGGGACGAGTTTACTATTGCATTAGCGCCTGCCCCTAATGCAGCTTTTGTTATACAAATTAATTATATTATTGATCCACCACATTTTACTTCATCAAATTCAACATTTTTATCCAATTATCAGGAGAGTCTTTTATTGAATGGTGTTTTGGCAGAATGTTTTACTTTTTTAAAAGGACCTATGGATATGTACAAACTGTATTTTGATAGGTATAATAATGATGTTCAGGCATTTGCTTTACAACAAATGGGACAAAAACGAAGAGGGCAGTATGATGATGGTGTTCCAAGAATACCGATTCAATCACCCTCACCATAAATTAGGAGATACTATATGGCAATAACAACAAGTGTAATTTGCAATTCATTTAAAAAAGAATTGTTAGAGGCTACTCACAATTTTTCATCAGGTAGTGGTAACTCTTTTAAACTTGCTCTTTATACAAATAGTGCAACTCTTGGTAAATCAACTACAAGTTTTACAACTGATAATCAGGTTAGTAACACAGGTCAGTATACAAGTGGTGGTGGTGCTCTTACGAATGGAGGAACCTCTTTATCTACTAATACTGCTATTATTGATTTTGCAGATAGAAGTTTTACTGGAGTTACATTAACTGCACGAGGAGCATTAATATATAATGACACAGCTTCTGGTGATCCTGCAGTTGCAGTTTTAGATTTTGGTGGTGACAAATCAGCATCATCAGGAACTTTTACAATTCAGTTTCCTGCTTTTACTGCGAGTGCGGCTATACTTAGGATTACATAATGGCTTTTGTAGTAAATGATAGGGTTAAAGAAACTACAACTACAACAGGTACAGGCACGATTACCTTAGCAGGTGCTGAAACAGGTTTTGATACATTTGCAGCAGGTATTGGTAATAGTAATACAACTTATTATTGTATTGCTCATCAAGCAAATGCAGAATTTGAAGTAGGTTTTGGAACATTAAGTAGTGATAGTTCTACTTTAGCAAGAACAACACCTATTAGTAGTTCTAATAGCGACAGTGCGGTAAACTTTAGTTCAGGAACAAAAGATGTGTTTTGCACTTTACCTGCAAGTAGAGCATTAGTAAAAGATACAGCCACTTCTGTAGATTTACCTGATGTATCTGTGTTAAAAGGAAAAGATATAATAGCATTGACGATGGCATTATCGTAGGGAGTAAGTATGGCTACATCAACTTTTAAAGTAAAAACAAAAACTAATATTTCAAATGGCAGTTTAGATACAATATATACATGCCCGAGTGCAAGTGGCACGTCTGCTTTAATTACGGGATTAATTTTATGCAATAAGGGAGCTTCAGGAATTACTGCTGATGTACAACTTGTTTCTGACACTTCTGACACAGAAACTAATGGTACTGTATTTTTATTAAAAGCAGTGTCTATACCAACCGGATCTTCTCTTGAGGTTTTATCTGGCAACAAACATATTATCCAAGCTACTGATATTATAAAAGCGCAAGCAAGTGCAGCAAGTTCTTTAGACGTTACATTAAGTATTGTGGAGACTACCTAATGGCTTACATTGGAGCTACTCCTGCTAATACTTTTCAATCCTTAACCTCACAAACACTGACTGGTGATGGAGGTACTTCCTACACTTTAAATACCTCGGTATCAACTGCAGCCGATATTGCAGTTTTTGTTAATAATGTAAGACAAAATCCAAACAGTAGTTA